GGAGGCCGGCGGGCGCCGTCGCCACCGGAACCGGCGGCAGTGCGGGCGGCGGGGGAGGAGGCGGGGGCGGCGGGGGCGGCGGGGGCGGCGAGGGGACCACCACGGGCACGTTGCCGTGCGCCTGTCCGGTCTGGACGCAGTACACCAGCCAGTCGAGGTTGTTCATCTGCCGATACGCCTTGAACGCCGCGTGCGCGGTGCCGTCGAGGCCGAGGCGCTGGAGCGACCCGAGGGCCAGCGAAACGTCATCGTCCGACGCGTCGTCAAGCGCCGTCTTCAGGTCATCGCCCACAAGGCCACTCAGGCCAAGGGCGCCGTGTGCGACCTGCACCGCCGTATGAAAGTCCATCTTGTGTGTCTCCTGTTTTTCGACTTCCCGCGCCGGGGCCGCACCCACAATGGACGCCACGCCGAGCGCTTCCACCATCTCGGGCGCGGTCATCCTGCGCCCGACTTCTTCCTCGGTATTCCAGAAATACCGGTATACGCGGATATTGGAGGCGAAACCCGCCACCGTCTTGTCGACTGCGGCGTCATCGTGCATATACGAGCTGTTGACGCCGAACCACGACGCCGTCACCCACTTCTCGTAGGGCAGCAAAGCCTGCTCGGTGGCCTCGTCGATTGCTTCGTTCCAGTCTTCGACGCCGTCTTCGTCTTCCGGCTTGGGGGGCGCTTCGGCCAAGACGCGCTCCAACACAGGACGGATAACGTCCTGAAGTCTGGCGTCGATCAACGCGTTTGCGGCGTCCACCACGTAGGCGGCGCGGGCTTCAGGCGATTTGAGTGCGTGAAAGCCGGGCTTGTCAAATACGTGCTCGATGAGCGCGTACGACGGCAAGACTTCCTGCAACGATGGCAGGGGCAAGCGCAAGTTAGCCTCCCGGATTGTGCTGTGTGCTGCCCTGCCGCCCGAAGACGACAGGGCAGTGTCACAGAACGTCCGACGTCACTTGCTGCGCCACACGCGGATGCCCCGGACGCCGTCCTTCTCGGTCCGACGCTGCGTGAAGCCGATCCGCTCGTCACGCGCCGTGACTTCCTTGCGCGACGCGCCGGAGAGGGCGTTGGACAGCTTGCGGATGTGCTCGGCCTCGGCCTTCTCGCGCTCGGCCGGGTCGGTGATGGTGTCCGGGACCGGGTCGACGGCGAAGAAGTGCGACGGCATGCGGTCCGCCGTGGTGCCCGGAGCAACCGGGAAGTCGGCGAGGGCGCGGAGGATCTTGGTATTCTCGGAAGCCTCGCCGCCGACGACACGCTCGGCCGGGGGAGGAGCGCCGACGAATTCGAAGGTGTAGGGCGAGGCGGGGACCGGGGGCGCCGGGGGCGCGGGCGGGGCGGTGGTGGGCTTCGCGGGGGCTTTCGCCATGGTCTTGTCTCCTGCTTGAGTTGAATAACTTGTTACTCGGTCCGTGTGGCGGTGTCAACCGGGCTTCAGCCCTCTACAGCGCCGATTTGTCGACGCCCTTGTCTTCCGCCGTGATTTTTATGGCCGCCTCCAACGCCCGCGTCAAGTCTTCCGCCGCGAGGTGTGCATTCCGGAGGCATGCCGTACACACCCCGTAGTGGTCCGACAGGCGCAGGCCGTCCGGTCCGGCCTCGATGCCCGGTTTGACGACGGCGGCAATGATCTGCGTCGTCAAGTTCAGCGCTTCCGCCGCCTCCATCATGGCGTTGCGGAAGGGCTCGTTTTCGCCGCGCTTGTAAATGCGCAGATCGTTTTCATCGTGTTTGTGCGCGCCGAAGTCAGCCATAGACTTCGGCCTTCGCCTTGGCCAGCCGCTGGCGCACCTTGAGGGCGAACGCGCCGCGCGTGCCCGTCAATAACGTCGACGCCTCCGCGAGCTTGGCCCGTCCACGGCCCTTGCGCTTGCGGTGCTCGATGATGGCGCCGGTAATGAGCCCCTGCGCCTTGGTGATGCGAGAATGAGTGTCCATGTAGTCAGACCTTCCAGTGTTTGAGACGGATGATGTAGAGCGGTTTCCAGCCGAAAGCGCGTAACTTCCGGCATACCGCCCCGACCGAATTGTAAGGCCCCCACGTCGACGTCGTGCCCGTGTCTGCGTTGTTTTTGACGTCGGCCACGATGACGCGAAAGGAGCCCTCTTGGTAGGACTTCACGCGAGCCACGCGCGCTTACGCGCAATCGCCTCCCTCCGGGTGGAACGACGGACGCGGCGGGTGTCTTCCGTGTGACGCTTGGTCATGTGGGTTACTCCGGGTTGGAGGGGGCGCCCGGCTTACCGGGCGCCTTGCTTTCTCAGTTGGCGTCTTCCGGCTGGGGGTAGCTGGCGGGACTGGCGCCCTCCAGCTCCGGGACGTTGGGGACGACGCGCCCGCCGGCCTTCATGAGCGACTGAATTTCCCAATCCATGACGTCGAGCATGCGATCTGCGTTGTGGTCCCACGCCCGCGTTCCGACGATCTCGCCGAGGGCGTTCACGTACGCGGACCGCATGGCCGCGCGGTGCTTCCGGTAAAGCTCCTCGTCTTCGGGGGATTTGAAGTTCTGCGCCATTGCTTACCCTTTCGTGTTCGGACTTGGCGTCCGCCGTGGCGGCACCCCGTGAGGAGTGCCGCCCTAGCTGAAGTCAGCCCGCCAGCGCCAGCACCTTGCCGGCCTCGCGCTCCAGCTTGACGCGGCTGTCTTGGTGCGCGATGCCGCGCGCGTGGGCCGTCATGGCCGTTGCGACGTCCCACAGGTTTTCAATCGGGCGGTTTTCCTCCCGCGCGTGGGCCGCCATGTACGTCGCGGCCATCTTGACCGTGTAGCGGTCCGCCAGCCACTTCTCGACGTCGTCCACCTTTTTCGCCTTGGCCGACGCGATGGTTTCCAGCACCGGCTTGGCCGACGCGTTGGCGTATTCCGTGAGAACGGGTGTCACCTCGGAAAGCCACCTGTCAGGCGCGGAGGCCGTGTGACGCAGGCGGATTTCCTTGTATTCCCGCGCGCCCCACACAATGCGGTTCTGACAGACATAGTCGAAGAGGAAGAACGCCGCGCCGATGCTGGTGGAACCGACGTCGGAATTCCAGACGAAGAACCCGCGCGCCATGCTCCCGGACTTGCCGTCGCGCCTGTCGGGGACGTCGATACGGTTGTTTTCGTCGCAGAGGAACACGAAGATATCGCGGTCGGAGCCGTAAAGCGTGGTGTTGGCGCGCGTGACGTTGATGGGCTTTCCGTACGCTCCCGGAACGCGCCAGTCGCCGGACACGCCGTCGCCGAAGCGCTTCGCCAGCGCGTCCACCACGTCGGAGTTCCACACCCGGCCGTAGTTCGGGCCGGTGACGGCGGCAAGGGTGCCGTAGCCGTCATGTTCCTTGCGGATCAACACGCCCGTGTCCTTCGCGTCGCGCTTGAACTGCAAGCCGTAGTTCAGCGCGTCGCAGGCGATAGGCGCCGGCAAATCGCGCAGGTAGTCCGAAGGCGCGCCGACAAGGCGGGCGAGTTGGCCGAACGCCCAATGCGTCGGCCGGTAGCCGGTGCCGTTGGGGCCGAAGACTTCGATGCCCTTGACCGCGTCGCCGTGCGCCGGGACGCATTCGATCTTGCGGGAGGAAACGAAGACGTCACGGGAGCGGGAGCGCATATCCCCGAGCGCGGCGCCCATCTCGTGCAGCGAGATAAAGCGTTCGTCGTCCGGGCGCGTGGCCCACTGGCGGGAAGCCTGCATGAGTTCCATGGTGTTCTGCCTTCTGAGAGGATAGGCCGGCTGTGGCCTCGGGTGTCGTCCCGTTTCACCGGAACGTGTAGGATACTAGACGACGCGTAGTCACGTCGTCAAGCGGATTTTTCGACTTTCTGTCACGGCAGGCGGAAACCATTTTCCCGTGCCGCTTTATCCGCCGACGTCGCGCCAGCCAGACACGCCACGGCGATAGACGGGTACATACGTTCCGCCGACGCTTGGCGCATCCAATAGAACACCCGGACCCGCCAGTGCGCGGAGCGGCTACAACGCGTGCTGCAAGCCAGTGCCTTTCGTGCTTGCTTTCGCATACGTCTGGCCTTCCGCATTGCGGCGCCGCGACTAGCTGCGCGCGCGGCAAACGTCTTGCCTTCCAGCCCGTACGTAGCTAGGTGGCGCGTCCCCAACAGGTCCAGTTTGCCCCAGTACAGAATGCCGTTGTACATGGTCTTGCCCTTCCGCCCGTATCGCGAGACTATCCAGCCCCGCGCGGCGTTGAAGTTGACAAACGACGGGCCAATCGGCCCGCCGTCGCGAAACACCGTCCACTGCCTTTCGGTGCCGACGTGTACGATCTGGCACCCGAGGCAGTGACGGACGGAATACCCGCGTTCTCCGATCATCTGTAAAACCTCGCGCCTTCCCACTTGGCCGATATCTGGCGCTTCGCGTCATCCCGGCTGGAGGCGCGGAGAAACTGCGAATTGCCGTCCTGATCCTCCACGTAGTAGAGCGGCTTGCCGATGCCCCAATACGCCCCGCCTGCGTCATAGCCTCCCCTGTTGACGGGGATGCGTCGCAGGTAGAGCTTGCCTGCCGCCGTGTCCAGATAGTCCGGGCCGGTGTGTCGGCCCATAGGCGCGCCATAACGGCAATTGACGTCGGGTGTAGGGTTGCGGTTCATGCCGCACCCCCGTCACGCGAGGGGACGAACACGAGTTCAGCGGAAGAGATGCAGGTAAGCTTGTCTGTCAGGTCGTACAGCGAGATATGCACCCACACCTGAGCGCCGCCGTCCAGCGAGCCGGAAACCCATGTTCCGGTCCAGCCGTACTTTTCGGCCAACGCGCGGCACGCGGCGCCGTGGTTCGCGTCAATGCCCTGCCCGTCTTCCCAATTGAGCATGATCGCGCCACGCTCGGACTTCGCACGGATGCGCGAGGGAAGGTGATTTGTGGGGCCGTAGAACCGTGTTTCAATCGCCATCATGGCTTACACTCCCGGTGTGGACATGGCGTCCAGCGGTGGACCGCACCAGAGGCACGGCCCGCGACTTGACGTCACGCCCTGTGTGACGCGCCGACCTTACGGGACAGAGCGGCGAGGGTGTCGGCCATGAAATACCGCCCGTCGTATTTGCCTGCCGCGTGGCTCGGCCGGGCTTCCCACGCTCCAGCACAGAAGCCTTTGCGCTTCTGTGCCCGGAAGGCGTAGCCGTCTGCGTCGCGCACGATGTACACGCCAGCGCGGAGGGGGTTACGCTCGCAATTCGCTTCCATGTCTTCATCTCCCGTTCAATGGGTACACATTACGCGACGTCGTGACGTCGTGTCAACCCGGCATGATTTCCACGATGTACGCGAAACCGCCCGTTTTGTCGGAGAACGCGCCCTTGAGTATCGTTCCCGTGAACCCGTTGCGGATATCGTTCAGGCTGGGCAGTGCGTCCACCGCATCACCGTGTGACTTCCCGGCGAAACCCTCCGGGAGCGTCCGCAACGTGGTGTAGGCCATGTTGCGCGAGCATTCCGCCCGCATCACAGTCTTGCCGTTCCACGAGATTTCAAGCCGGCATTGCGCAATCATCGTTTCATCCTCGGTTATGGACATGGCGTCCAGCGGTGGACCGCGCCAGAGGCACGGCCCACGACTTGACGTCACCCCCACACAATGCCGGCGGACAGTTCCTCGCCGTACTTGCGGAACGTTTCGTTATCCTCCCGCGTGGGCGACATGGGCAGATCATTGCAGATCAGCATGCACGCCGCGATGACCGCACAGCGGTTTTCGTTGGTGGAGCACGCGACCGAGCAAGCGAGGCGGGTGATAGCGGCGAGTTCCATGACAACCTCCATTTCGATGACTGCACTCTACGCGACGTCGTGACGTCGTGTCAACCGTGTTTGCGCGTCACATAGAACGACGCACCGAACCGTCCGATACGGACGAAGTGCAAACCGCCGACTTTGCGGTATTCCCAAAAGCGCCGGTAGCGCGGCGCGAGGGCAGTTTCGGCTAGAGCGAGCACGAGGCCAGTAGCAGCGAGCGCGAGCATATCAGCCTCCTCAGTCACGAGCCAGAAGGACAGAAGCGACGAACACAGCGCCGCTGACTGCGGTGGCGAGGGCATAGTCGCCAGAACCGAGATAGTTTGCCCCACACATGAGGAGCGCGAGGCCAGAGGGCACCAAGGCGAAAGAGGCGAGAAAGCGAGCGAGGTACATTTCGTTCAATCCATCATCTGTGTTTCAACGTGGTCCATCATAGACGTCTCGCACCCCCTGTCAACTGCCGTCGTCAACAAAACGTCCGTACCTGTGGATAACGTCCGTCGCGCCCCAAACGTCCGGTGTCCGTGTCCGTCCACAAGAAACGGGATTTTGTCTCACTGAGGACGGGGATAACGCTCGGGCTGTACATACCGCCCCTATGCGCCACCCCCTTTAGGGGGTGGGGCGCGCATCTAGGGCGTTAATGTCCCTCCCTCGCTCCCGGAAGAGGAGAAGGAAAGACAAACTGACACATTGAGGCGGGAGGGCAAGGGCAGGACACGGACGGAAAGCACGGTATGAACGATTTGTGCGATCTGGCGCCAGAGGCGTGACAATCGAAAAGACGATCTGTGCGATCTGGACAGAATGCGCACCGCTCAATCTGCCAGCGTGTCAACGCGCCGCCGTGACACTGCGCCGACACGGTCGGACAGATCGCCCGCGCACAAAGTGTAGCAAACACAACGTGTTCAACGCGCTTCGGCCATCGCCCGCGCCAGTGCGGTGCCCGTGTGAGGCATCGAACTGCGGCGCTAAGTCCTTGATAAGTCAGGACTTCGTGTCCGCTGTGTGGGCACGATACCCCCAAATGTACCCACATCTGCGTTGCCTTGCGTGTTCCTGTCACCGCGCATGCGCGCACATCATGTGTGCCGATACCGCGCGCCCGAGCGCACACAGGCGTGTCATGCGCGTGTATATCGCGAAGGGGGGAGTAGGGGGGCGGGGCGGGGGCCGGCACGGGGCGGAGCCATGAAAGCCCGCCGAGGGCGGACAAATCGCATATAGCGTGCAAATTATCATAGTGTACAAATTATTTTTGTGTTCTTTGCGGATTTTGTGTTTTTGTATACTTTGTGTATTCAGAGCCCGCCCCGCCCTCTCTGCCCTCTAGTTGACATAAAGACGCCCCGGCCTTACCGTCCTCCCCGCCGGAGGGCTCATGCGCATGTCCTACCGGTGGTTTTCACTGACAGGAGAACACCATGGCACGCAAAAGGACTATGGCGCGGCCGGAAGCGGTGGCCGATCTGCCTCCGGTTCCGCCTCCGGCCCCCGCCGCCCTGCCCCCCGTCCCGCCGTCTTCGGAACCGACGCGCTACGATGACGGGTCGTACGAGTGGAAGGGTCACTATTACCTGTCGTCCGGCGCGCTCACGCCGTTCGCCACGAAGGCGGAATACGACGGTTACGAGAAAGCCTATCTCGACGGCGTCAACCAGATCGTCGGCGCGCCGTTCGTGCCGGAATACGCGACGGCCAAGTACGATGACGGGTCGTACGAGGTGAACGGCCGGTATTTCCTGCCCGGCGGCAGTTTCTCCGGCTACGCCACGTACTACGAATACGCGTCGGCAATGGCCGCGCTCAAGGACAGCGAGGAGGGCAACGGTGGAGCGGGCGGAACTTCGGGCAATGTGGACGGCGCTGCGGCGAACGTCGACGCGTCGGTGGCTGGCGGAACGGCTGGCGAGAATTCCGCTGGCGAAGGATCGGCGGGAACTGGCGGAAATGACGCGTCGGTCGGCGTACAAGGCGCGGATGGCGCGGGGGCGGCGGGTGCAGCGGAAGGACTGGAGAACATCCCGAGCGGAACTCCAGTCGTACAGCCTGCGGTGGCGGGGGCAAGCATCCAAGGCGTCAAAGAAGATGCCACGGCGGACGCGCTGACGATCCTCCTTCTCCTCGCCGGCCGGGCGCTGGACGCGGCTGACGTTGCGCTCGACATTCTCGAACGCACGACGGTGGGCGACAACGACCGCAACCGCATTTACACCGCAAAGGCCAATTCGGCTTATGCGCGGAAGCTGTTCCGCGAATTCAAAGGGGAGTGACATGACGGCAAAAGTCGAAATCACTGCGTGCAACCGGCCGCTCAAAGTGTCGACGCACAAGGTGTACACTCGGCCGGACAATACGGTGTGCGCCACCAGCGATCAGTTTCTGATTAAGTACGGCGAGACGCACACGCTCTACCCGTACACGTCTGACGACGGCAGTTTCAGCATAACGGGCATCGTCGAGCTGTCGGCCGAGGAGGCGGGTAAGGTGTACGCTCCCGACCCGAACGACCTGTTCAGCGCGACGAAGGAAAACCTTCGGGCAAACTCGGCGAAGGAACACGAGCGGTTCGAGGCCGCCCGCGAGAAGCGCCTCGGCGCGGCCACGCGCGACTTGGCGAAGGGTGAGCGCAAGGAAGACTACTTGCGGTGCAAGGGCCAGTCCGGCCCCGGCCTGTCGTCCGACTGACGTCAAGGCGCAAGTTCCGTTTAAACGGGGGCGATGCTATGCGGCACCGCCCCCGTTGTGCTATCTCGGGGGCTGGAGGTGGACCATGGCAAATACAGGCAGTCTCTACACCACGCCGAACAGCACGATTGGCCTCACGGGGGCGCTCGACACCACGGGCGACGCCCCCCGGCTCTTCAACCCGAACGGCGCGGCCTTCGTCTTCCGGGCGCGGGGCGTGTCCGGCACAATCACTCTGTGGCGGACCACGGATCAAGTGGACCTCGCCGCCGACGTCGTCAACCGCGACTACATGACGGTTGGCGGCGATCAGCCGTACGTCTTCAGCAACGATGTGTGCGAAATCATCGGCGAAATCCAAGTCGGCGCCAAGTGGGGCGTCTCCATCGTCGGCACCGCGACGTTTTACGACTTCGCGCAGTGAGGAGGGGAACATGCGGATAGGTTTCGATCCTCGCGCGGGTCTGGCGACAAACCCGAGGAGTGTCGCCAAGGCGTACAAGAAAAGTCGTGCGGCGCTCGGCGAGAAGCTCCGGCGGCTCGGCCGGAACGGTTCGTACCTGCACGACAACAGGCCGTGGAAAGCGACGCCCGCGTGGCAGACTGGCGTCATTAAGAACCTCGGCAACGTCGTCGTCAACTCCGCTGGCGAGATGTACGTCGCTATCGGAATTCCGAACCCCGGCGTTACCGTCACGGGCGCGACCGAGCCCGTGCATACCGGCTCGACGCGTACGGCGTGGGACGGCACGGCAAATTCCAGCATTCTTTGGTCGCATGTCGGCCAGTACAAATGGACCAACGCCGATGACGTCGGCGCGCCCTCGGTCACAAGCACCGGCTCGGCGAATACTCCGGGTGGGTACACGGCTGTGCCCATTTGGGCCAACCGGACCAAGTTCACGCTGCGTGGATGCGAAGGGCAGGAGCACGCTCTGTCTGGCGGCGTCCTCTTGCACAACTACTATTCGGACGCGCTCGCGACGCCAACAGCCAGTCGTGGCGGCGGCTCCATCGTGTTCGACAGTGACGCATTGGGTTGTGCGTTCGGGGCGCCCAACAGTTCGCAGGGAGTAACCTGCGTCGTCGACGACAGGTTCGTGACGTTCGGCGCCCTCGGTTCGCAGTCGTCGATATGGGAACAGCACGTCGTCGAATTCGCAGGGCGGGGCGTGCGGCGGTGGGAGTTCCATTTCGGGCAGTCCACGGCGGCGCTGTATCGGCTGAGCCTCAAATCCACCGATCAGATTTGGGCGGTGAAAGACGAGCTGAGCATAGGTTTTATCGGGGATAGCTGGCTGGCCGGCTCGGGCAACGGGCCTTACCTGTCCGGCAACGTCCTGTCGGAAGGGTTCGGCCGGGCGGTTGGTGTGCCCAACTGCCGCCGATACGCTGCGGGCGGAACCGCGCTGTACGCGACGAACGGCGGGTTCTACACGTTCCGTCAGCGACTTCCGCAGGTGCTGGCCAACAACCATGACGTCATCGTTGTGCAGGGCTCCCCCAACGACATAACCAAGACGCACAACGAGCTGTATACCGAGGCGTTGGCATTCATCGATACGATCCGCAACAGCGGTTCGACCGCCCCGGTTGTCTGGTTTGGCCCCGCGCCCTTGTCGGGGAACTACGCGGCCCTCCAGACGTTCGACCAAGCGGTGTCGGACGCATTCGCGGCGCGGGCGGGCAAGAATGTCAAGTATGTGTCGCTCATCACGTCCGACCCGCCGCTGTTCCAAGGGACGCACAACGGCGGCGTGTACCTCTTTAGCAACATCACGCAATACATCGGCGACGACGCCATTCACCCGGTCGACAAGGGCACGCTCTACGTCGTTCGGAGACTGGCGCGCCTGTGGTTCGACGTGGTCATTCCGTGGATGGTTAGCGACGAACCCTGACGTCAATAATACCGTGCGAGGGGATCGACTATAACGGCCTCCTCCACGACTTCGGACGTCAGTTCGGACACGGTACGGTCGACGACCCTCGCTTCAAGCGCGCGTTGCCGGCCCTTATGCAGGGCGTCAATGATAGCCTTGTCGGCCGTTATGTGGTTCTCGACTATCATGCGGTCGCCGTACTTCTGCGGACTACGACGCGACAGGAACCACTTTTTGTTGTCGGATATCAGCTTGGCGAACTTCGGGTCGTTCGAGGTGTACGGGCCGGCGCCGAACTCCGGGTCTAGCAGACTGTCCGCCAGCGCGTCGAACCCGAGCTGTTCAGCGTCGGCGAGCGCCTTCTCCAGTTCTGGGTTGGCCTCCACGGCCCGGCGCAGTTCAGCCACCGAAGTGCCAGCCTTGCGGCAGGCGTCGGTCTGTGTGTATCCTTGGCTGATATAGCCGAGCGCGTTCACGATGTTGGTGTAGCGTGTGTCGGGCAGCATCGACGGGCCTCCTAGACGGAAAGTACAAGACATGGCCGCAGCGAACAAGTCGTCAGTTGATGCGGAAGTACAGCTTGCCAATTTTGTCGCGCAGTTCTACGCGGACCCCTACGGCTTTGTCATGGCAATGTATCCGTGGGGCGAGCCGACGTTGCCGGACGGGTCGTATAATCCCTTGCGTGACAAGCATGGACCGGAGCCGTGGCAGAAGTTGCTACTACTCGACCTCGGCGAACACATACGCGCCAACGTCATAATGGTCCGCTACGGGTGCGAGAATAAGACATGGCGTTCTGCCGTTGCGTCCGGCCACGGCGTAGGCAAGTCGGCCGAAGTCGCGTGGCTTATCGAGTTCTTCATGAGCACACGCCCTAATACTCGTGGCGTCGTGACGGCCAACACGCAGCCGCAGCTTGAGACGAAGACGTGGCCCGAGTTGGGTAAGTGGCACAATCTGCTACTGTGCAAGCACTGGTTCACCTTCACCGCTACGTCGTATTACTTCTCGCAGTACGGGGACGACCGCCGCCGCAACTACATGGTGAACGCGCAGACGGTGTCTGACGAGAACACCGAAGCGTTCGCCGGTCTGCACAACGAAGGCGGGTGCGTTCTCATTATCGCGGACGAGGCGTCCGGTATTTCCGAAAAAGTCTTTGAAGTCGCGGAAGGCGCGCTTACGGACGGCGAGGCTTTCCTGTTCCTGTTCGGGAACCCGACGCGCCCCGAGGGCGAGTTCTATAAATGCTTCTCCGACGACAACTACCGTGGCCTGTACAAGACGTACAGCGTCGACAGTCGTCAAGTCAGCCACACGAACAAGCAGGCCATACGCGACCTTATCGCGAAGTATGGTAACGACGAAAACCATGACGTCATTAAGGTCCGCGTAAGGGGCATGTTCCCCGATCAGTCGTTCGATGGCTTTATCGGCATATCGCAGGTTATGGACGCGCAGGAGCGCGAACTTTTCCCGGACAACGACGCCGCGCTCATAATGGGTGTCGACGTTGCCCGCTTGGGGCGGGATACGAGCGTCGTGTCGTTCCGCCAAGGCCGTGACGCCCGCACCCGAAAGAGGCTCGTGTACGGGCCGATGCGGACTACAAGGCTGGCCGATCTGCTTATGATCGAAATCGATAAGGAACGCCCGGACGCAATCGTCATTGAAAGCGTCGGGCCGGGCGTCGCGATTATCGACATACTCCGCGACAGGGGATACCGCGTCATTGAAGTACATCCCGGCGCGCCGTCCGGCCGTCCGCGTGAGTACGTGAACGTACGCGCGGAGATGTGGGATAACATGCGTCAATGGATCGACACGGAAGGGTGCCTTTGGGAAGACACGCAAATACTTCAGCAGTTGACGACAGTCAGGTATAAGCTGAAGAAAGACGAGACGGCTATCCAGATAGAGGCCAAAGAGGACATGAAAGCTCGCGGCTTGCCGTCGCCTGACGATGCGGATAGCTTGGCGCTCACCTTCGCCGTTCGTATCGCTCGCCGGGACAGGCGGCTTGCCGGCCGGGCGGTCACTGGACGGTCGACCTTCTCCGAAACCGAGTACGACCCGATCAACTACTGAGGCGCGCCATGACTAGCTTGTTCAAGCCGAGCATCCCGAAAGAGAAGCCTCTGCCCGCCCCGCCCGAGAGGAGCGATCAGGAGGTGCAGATGGCCGCCGCCGAGCAGCGGCAGAAGTTCCTCGGGTCGCAGGGCGGCAGGGTGTCCACCATGCTTACCGGTGGAACGGGTGCAAGCACGGGTACAGGGGCGGTCGCCCGCCTCTTCGGGCAGGCTTCGGCCTAACAGGAGGACGACGATGCGGCCCGCCGATCCACGCGACGCACTGGCGTCGTACAACGACGCTAAGACCCTCCGCTCCCCGTACGAGGAGGACTGGCGGATGTGCGCCGCATACTGCCTCCCACGCCACTACGCGCAGTGGAGGCAGGACGGCGCGCCCACACAGAACATGAACTCGGTGCTTCGCCGGGTCGTGTACGACAACACCGGCATACGCTCGGTGCCCAAGTGGGTGTCGATCCTCCAGCGTCTGGCGACGCCGGACGGGCACCGCTGGCATAAAGTCGGCGCGAGCAACACGGACCTCATGAAGGTTTACAGCGTACGGAAGTTCTTCGACGACCTCGGCGACCTTCTGTTCAAGTACCGCTACAACGCCAACGCCCTGTTCGTTCAGGCGCAGACGGAGGCGTATACGTCCATCGGCGTCTATGGCACCGGGCCGAAAGCCATCATGTGGCGTCGTGACGGCAAAGGCTTCGGGTACAAGGCGTGGTCACTCCGCGATATCTTCATTCTGGTGGACGACGAGGGCCGTGTCACCAGCGTGTTTCGCCGCATGCATATGACGGCGCGGCAGTTTAAGATGAAATTCCCCGGCGTGCAGCCGCCGACGTCTATCGCGGCGGAACTCGCCAAGACCAATCCTTCGGAAACGAACTATTTCGAGATAGTGCACTGCGTGCACGAACGTTCGGACTACGAAGAGAAGTCCATCACCATACGACGCATGCCCTACACGTCGTATTACGTGGCAACAAAAGACTGCACGTACGTCGGTGACGAGGAAGGTTTCCTTAACCTGCCTTACGTTCTTCCGCGCGTGTACACCGAGCCGGGCGACCTGTACGGCTACTCCCCGGCGCAACAGGCGCTCCCCGCCCTCGGCGGCGTGTCAGCGATGAAGAAGACGCTCATTAAGACCGGGCAGAAGGCGCTTGATCCGCCGCTGTTGGTCAACGACGACGGCGTCATATCAGGCAAGGTCGACCAACGTCCCGGCGCTATGGTCATGGGCGGCATCAACCGCCAAGGCCAGCCCATGGTAAAGGAGATGGTGCCGCAGTCCCGGTTCGACGTTGCGAACGAGATGTTGCAGGACGAGCGCGGAGATATCCGCGACGCGTTCATGGTGACGTTGTTCGAAATACTGGCCGACGCGCCGGAGATGACGGCGACACAGGTCATGGAGCGCGTCGCGGAGAAAGCATCGCTGATCGCGCCCACCATGGGGCGTTTGCAGTCGGAAGACCTCGGCCCGATGGTCGAGCGCGAGGTGGCGCTGCTCATGGAGAAAGGCTTGCTGCCGCAGATGCCCGGCGAGCTGATCGAAGCGAAAGGCGAATACGAGATTGAGTATTCGTCCCCCCTCGCGAAGTCGCTCCGGGCGGAAGACGCCGCCGGCTACATGCGCCTCATCGAGACGGCCATCAGCGTTGCGTCGGCGACAGGGGACAGCAGCCCCTTGGACCACTTTGATCTTGACGTCGCGCTGCCGGAGATGGCTGATATCCAGAATGTGCCCACGGCGTGGATGGCGTCGCCCGACAAGGTGAAGGCCAAGCGCGACGCGAGGCAGCAGCAGCAGGAAGTTCAGACGGCGGTTGACGCGGCCCCGGCCGCCGCCAGCGTCGTCGCGAGCGCGATGAAGACCCAACAGGCGAAAGGTGTAGCATGAGCAGCTTCGTAGACGTGGAAGACCCGTTCGACCCGGAACAGCAGGCCGAAGTCGAGCGGGCGAACAAGATCGTCATGGACGACGCCATGCGCGCCGTGGCGGACGAAATCGAGGCAAGGAAGCTTGCCTACATCCACGTTTTCGCGCGGGGCACGCCGAGTGACGAAGATAGGCGCATCGTCATGGAAGACCTCGCCCGGTTCTGTCGTGGCGGCACAACGCCGTGGCACGAGAACGACCGAATTCACTGCCTGCTCACCGGACGTCACGAGGTGTTCGTACGTGTGAGCGAACACATCAACCTCAACACCGCACAGCTCGTGCGGAAGTACACCACCAAGCCCGGAGTGTGACCATGTACCTCTTTCGTTATTTCCTGACGTCGGTCTTCCGTGACGGCGACGGCGGCGGTTCCGGTGGAACGCCGCCCGCAGGAGCGCCACCCGCTGGCGCCGGCACGCCCCCGGCCGGAGGTGGCGCCCCGCCCGCCGAATTCACGCCAGCGCCCGCCCCGTGGACGAACGACAAGGTCTGGACGCTGGGGGATACCGGCCGCCCGTGGCATGAGGCCATCCCCGAGGCCGACGTACGGGAGCGCATGAAGGCGAAGGGGTACGCCAACCCGGCCATCCTCGCCATGTCGTATCACAACCTCGAAAAGCTCCACTCCGGGGCGGAAGACGTCATCGCCATCCCGAAGGAGGGCGCGCCGCCCGAGGAGTTCGATGCGTTTTACAAGCGCCTCGGTCGGCCGGAGAGTGCGGACAAATACGACCTCAAGATGCCGGACGGCGTCACGGCTGACGAGAACATGGTGAAGTTCGGGCGTGAACTCGCGTTCAAGCTCGGCCTGCCGCCGAAGGCCGCGCAGACGATGGCCGACGCGTGGAACGAGTTCGCGGGCAAGATGGCCGGGCAGCAGACGGCGCAGCAGATCGCCGACGCGGCCCGCCAGAACGACGTGGAAATCGAAGCGCTCAAGACGAAGCTGGGCGACAAGTTCCCGGAGGCGAAGGCCGCAGGCGAACGTGCCGTCAAGGCGCTCGGGCTGGACGCCGCTACGCTCGACAAGGTTGAGCGCAACATCGGCGCCGGGGCGCTGGTGGACCTCCTGTGCCGCATCGGCTTGCAGACGGGCGAGGGTGGGTTCAAGGGTGGCGGGGGCGGCAACCCGAACGACCCATCCAACATGACGCCGCAGGCCGCGCAGGCGCGCATCAACCAGCTCAACGCTGACCCCGACTTCCAGAAGGCATATTTCGACAAGGCGCACCCCCAGCACGCCGAGAAGGTGAACGAAATGCTTTCGCTCAACGCGCGGCTCGTGGCGCGTTGACGGGATACTGACGGTTATGTACTTTGCGGGAAGCCGGTGCGTCTGGCTTCTCACTGCCGTGGGCCTTCAAGGGACACCCCGCCGTCGTGAGCGCCCCGGTTTAGCGCAAACACGACTTCAGGGGTGTCCCCATGGCTGAAACTGCCGCAACCTATTCGGTGCCCGAACACCACGTTTTCATGTTCACGACCAACGTCCGTGGCGTCCTCGCGAAGAAGGGCGGCGACCTCATGGACAAGGTGACGCGCGGCGCCTACACCGGCTCCAAGGTCCAGGTCGTCGACTTCATCGGCCCCATCACCTTCACCGAGCGCAAGTCGCCGTACGGTGACACCAAGCTCACCGAACTCGACCATACGTCCCGTTGGATCAGCGGTTCGGAGATGGACGCCGCCGTGCTGGTCGACCGGATGGATCAGCTCAAGATGATCTATGATCCGACGTCGCCCTACGTCGAGCGGTTTCGCGAGGCCGCCGCGCGGGTGCAGGATAACAAGATCATGGAGAAGTTCTTCGCGACGGCGAAGACGGGCAAGGAGGGCACGACGGACGTCGCGTTCCCCAACTCCGATATCATCGTGCACGGTTCCACCGGCATGACCATCGCCAAGCTGCGCGCCGCGCGCAAGATGATGAAGAAGCGCCACGTCGATCTGCGCGGTGTCAAGCCCTTCATCGCCGTGACGGCCGAACAGGCCGATCAGCTCCTCGGCGAAACCGAGGTGAAGTCCGCCGACTACAACGCGGTCAAGCCGCTGGTCGACGGCGACGTCTCCACCTTCATGGGCTTCCTCTTCGTCCCGTTCGAGGACTACGCGGGCGTCGGCATTCCCTCGCACATGGACACGGGTGTCAAAATCCGTGATCTGCCCGTGTGGGTGCCGGACGGCATGCACTACGGCTCGTGGCAGGAACTCGCCATCACGATCAACAACCGCCCCGACAAGAACAACATCCCGCAAATCCACGGGACGTTCACTTGCGGCGCGACCCGCATCGAAGAGGGCAAGGTGCTTCAGCTTCAGGTCACGGAAACCTGACGTCGGCGGGCCGGACCCGCAGTCCGGCCTACCCGCCCAATCAATCCTTTTGCTGAAAGGCTACCAAAATGGCTGTTCTCGCATATCAGTCGGCCCGCTACACGATGGACCGCCCGTATCCCATCGACGACCACGGCAAGCACCGCTGGCAGGTCGCGAAGTTCACGGCGGTGGGCGTCGGCGACGCGTCCAGCACCATCGACTTTTTCGACCTCCCCACCGGGCGTACGCGCATCATCCTGCCGGAAATCAAGGTGCGCACCTCGGCGTTCGGTGCGTCGCGCGTTCTGAAGCTCGGCCATCGGGCCTATCAGAAGGTGTCGACGCCGTATACCAACGAGGCCGAGGACGACGACGCGTTCTTCTCGGCGCTGGATATCTCGGCCGGCGGCAATCTCGCGCCCACGGTGGGTGGCCTGTGGTTCGACATCTTCGCCGAGACGCCCGTGACGATCTTCGGCACGGTCACGGGCGGCACGGTGCCGGACGCCGCGACCATCTCGCTCATGGTGCCCTACATTTACGAGTGATCGGGAGGGCACCATGGCTGTCACGGCGCTGTCAATTGCGAAGCTGGGGCTTAACAAGCTGGCGGCGTCGGACATATCGAGCTTGAGCCCTCCGCGCAGTCGCCTCGAAAGGGCTATCGCGGAGGGCTACCCCGTGTGGCGTGACTTCGAACTGAAGTCACACGATTGGGTCTTCGCGCTCGCAGTCGCGAAGATGACCGTATCGGACGGCCCGCTTCCGGGCCTTGATCTGCCCTACCGCTTCCCCCTTCCCGGCGACTGTCTCCGCGTGCATCGCACGAAGACGGCGACATGGGTGCAGGCAGGCAACGATCTGTATGCGGACGGCCCCGAAGACTTCTACGTCCAGTACGTCGCCCGACGTCCCGAGGACTTGTTTCCTGCGGACTTCCAGATGGTGCTCGGGGCGCGTATCGCCATCGAGAACGTCGAGATTGCGACCGGGTCCAACACCAAGGCGGTGACGGCGCAGTCGAACTACCAAGCACTGCTTGACGTCGCTCGGCGCAACAACGCCTTCGTCGTCGGGCCGCAGGACACAACGCTTGACGACATGAACAGTGACTGGCTTATGTCGAGGGCGTACCCCGGAGGGTGATAGCCATGCCGACAGCAAGTCCGCTGCGTAATTCGTTCAACGCAGGCGTCTTTTCTGAAATCGTTCTCGGCCGGGTGGACTTGGATAAGTACCCGGCCGCCTTGCGTTCCGCGCTCAACGCTATACCCCTCCCGCAAGGGCCTGTAGTCCGCCGCAGCGGCACAGTAAAAGTGTCCGACGCGTGCTATGACGACGACGAGATGTACAGTCATCTCGTTCCGTACGTCTTCAACGAAACCCAAGTCACCATGATTGAGTTCGCGGACGAGCGTATTCGGTTCCACACCGAGGGCGGAATACTAGTGCGCCCGGCGACGGCTGTCACGCAGATTGTGACGGCGTCGCCATTCGTCATCCGGGCGTCGGGCGCTGGCGCCGTGGTGGGTGAACAAGTCGTGCTCGACGGCATGGCCCCGGCTTCCAACCTGAACGGAATTCCGTTCAACGTCACGGCAGTCAGCGGCACCGATATTACGCTTGACGTTAGTTATACCGGGGCGACAGGCGCGGTGGCGGCCACCATCGCCCGCGTGTACCACGTTGACACCCCCTACGCCAGCGCGGACGTTCGGTCTATCCGATACGAGCAGTCCGTTGACGTGGTGTACTTGTGGTGTGACGGGTACAGGCCGTACAAGTTGTCGCGATACGGCACGTACGACTGGCGATTGGCCGAGAACTTGCCGGTCAACGGGCCTTTCGCGCCTTACACCGAGAAAATGGGGCAACTTGTCGTCGCGGACAAGGGTTCGCCCGTGCCTGACATGACGTCGGCCACGGCCCCTAGCGGCGTCGTGACTAAGAGCGGCGAAGCCTCTGCGGCGCAAGCGGCGTGGAAAGCGTTCGACGGTACGCGCAACGGCGCGTGGGTGTCGAATACGTCGCAAACGGGCTGGATACAGTACGAGTTCCCCACGGCTATCTCGCTCAAGGGGTACACCATATACCGTGGCACCGGGTCGAATGAGGATTACACGCAGACCGACTTTTGCCCCGGAGACTTCTTCCTGTCAGGGTCGAACGACGGGACGAATTTCGACATACTCGACAGGCAAGATGGGTACATCGTGTACGACGGCGGGCGTTCCGTGACGTTTCCGATCTATTCGGAAACGGCGTACAAGTATTACCGTCTTGAAGTCGAGCAGTGCACACGCAACGGCAACATAAACCCGAAGATCGGTCTTCTCACATTTCAGGCCCGTGTAGACCCGGTGGTTGGCATAACGCTCGCCGGCACGTACACTGACGTCAATAAAGGGGCGGGGTTCCTGTCCACTGACGTCGACCGGCTTATCCGTGTCAAGGACGCGGATGGCTTTTACCGTATGCTCCGCATATCGTCCGTCATAAGCCCGACGTCCATACAGGCCAAGCTTCTTAGCGCCCCGTTCACGAAGCCGGGCATTCAGCTTGACTGGCAGCTCGGCTATTGGTCGGACACCACGGGTTGGCCGATCTGCGGAACCCTGTATCAAGACAGGCTGTGGCTGGCCGGCGCGGAGGTTTATCCTGACGTCGTGGCCGGCTCGCGCACTGGCGCATATAACGATTTTGAGCAGCGTACAGTGGCGAACGAAGTCCTTGATGATAGCGCGGTCGTGGTGCGGGCGAACTCGCGTCGCATTCCGCGCGTTCGCTGGCTTTCGTCCGACGAACGCGGCTTGCTGGTCGGCACGGGGTCGAACGAATACGTGTTCACTGTGCCGGAGAACGCGACTACTGGCATAACACCCCGCAACATTCAGGCGCGGAATTCAACACAGCGTGGTTCCGCCAACGTCGACGCGGTCAAGGTGGACAGGCAGACGCTGTATGTTCAGGCGGCGGGGCGTACGTTGCGCGAATTCGCCTACGCCTTGGACTACGATGGATACCGCAGCCCGTCACTCAGTATGTTCGCGCCGCATCTCGGCATGTCCGGCTTCCGCCAGATCGTATATGCGGCCGAGCCGAATAGCGTCGTGTACCTGCGTCGTGGTGACGGGCTTATCGCCGGCCTGACTTACTGGCGGGAAGAGCAAGTCGTGGGTTGGCATTATCACGACTTCGGTGGATACGTGGAGGATATCGCCACGTTGCCGTCAACAGTCAACGGGTACGACGAACTCTGGCTTGTCGTGCGCCGGACGTTGGGCGACGGCACGCAACGGCGCTATATCGAGCGCATGAGGCCGTTGTGGGACTTCGGCTACACGCTCGACGATGCTTGGTATGTCGATAGCGGGCTGGCCTACGACGGTCCGGCCACGACGGAAATTTACGGCCTGTCGCATCTCAACGGGCTGTTCGTTGACGGGCTGTTGCTCGGCGTCGAGGAAGGGGAGGGCTGGCGCGCCCCGGCCGACTTGCTCCCTGTTGTGAATGGCCGGGTGGCGCTTCCGTACGCCGTGACTAAGGCAGTGCTCGGGCTACCCCTCACTACGGAAGTCGAGACGTCCAACGTGGAGGCCGGGTCGGCGGACGGCACGTCGCAGGGCAAGCTCAAGCGTGATAGTCGTGTTGTCCTCGCGTTGTGGGATACGTACGGCGGTGAAGTCGGGAAGTACAACGACAACAACGACGAAACCTTTTGGGAGGAAATAATATACCCGGAAGACTACCAAGACGTCATTCCCCCGAAGCTTGTCACCACGGGCATACCCATGACGTTGCCGCAAGGCTGGGGCCGGCGCGGCTCCATATCGTTCAAGCAGACGAGGCCGTACCCCTTCAACGTCATCGGCCTCTTCCGGCGGGGCGAAACCAATGAGTGACGTCGAGTACAGGGTGTGCCACCCGGAGCACATCGAGCTTATCGCGGCGAGCAGTCCCGTTCAAACGGGAGACAAGGGCGCGTTCCTCACGCCCGAGGGGCGCGCCGCCCTAGCGCAGCACTTCGCCTTGTCGGCTTGGGCGGCGGGGCACTGCGTTGGGGCCGCCGGGGTGGTGGATATCTGGCGGGGTAGGTCGGAGGCGTGGGCTGTGTTCGGCGACCGGGCTCGGCTTTACTTGCCGGCCTTGATACGCAAGATACGGCAAGTCGTCGAGCAGCACCCCGCCCGGCGGCTCGAAATGGCAGTTCGGGCCGATAACCTCTCCGGGCACAAGCTGGCTCGCGCCGTTGGGATGGACGTAACCGCAGGGGCCTACATGCGGTGCTACACCCCGGACGGCGCGGACGTCGTAATGTATGCGAGGATCAAGCGATGTGGCTAGCTATCGCGTCAACCGTGGCAGGCGCCGCCGTACAGGGTGTCGGCTCGCTCATGAGCGCGGGTGCGGCCTCCGCATCCGCCGAGTACAATGCTCAAATCTATGAGCACAACGCGAATACGATCATGGCGCAGGCCGACGCCGAGGCTCGCGATCAGATACGCAAGAACAACAGGCAATTTTCGTCTATCCGCGCCGCAGTCGGCGCCAACGGGCTTTCGCTCGAAGGCGCCCCGTTGGACGTCATCGAAGACAGCGCGCTTGAGGGCGCGACCGACGTCCAGCGTATCAGGTACAAAGGCGTCATCGCCGCAACGGACATGGAGCGCAAGGCCAATCTGTCCCGCATGGAGGGCAAGGCGGCCGAGACGGCGGGATACGTCGGCGCCGCCAGTTCGCTTTTCAATGCCGGCGGGAAAGTCGGCACTTCGCTAATGAGGACGTGATATGCCCCGCATTCCCCTTATACAGTCGGAAGTCTCGGCGTTCCAAGGCACGCCGAACAGTGTGTCGGCCGCCGATACGTTCGGCGGCGCGACGGGCAGGGCGGTGCAGGGCCTCGGCGCGACGATGCAGGGCGTGGGCGCCGAAGTCGAAAACGCTTGGCGGGCCAAACAACAGGAAGACACCGCGAACCTAATCGCTGGTTTCGACTATTCCAAGCGTTTTCTGGAGAGGCAGACGGCGGCGTCGGCCGACGCGAAGGGCTTCTACGACCAAACGCGCGTGGACTACGCGTCCAACGTCGAGGAATACACGAACTCCCTGCCCGAGAACGTCCGTCAGCACGTCAGGGACGGGTTGATGCGGCGGGCGCCAACCGTGCTTGGCCGGGCCGCCGAATTCGAGATGACGTCGGCGGCCGGCGCCGGGCGGCGGGCGTCGAACGAGGCGCTTGTCGCGGTGCAGAACCGTGTGTTTCTCGACGACACGGCGCTGAATACCGCGCTGGCCGACGCGCATTCGGTCATCGACGCGCAGACGTCGGTGCCGGCGGCGGCCAAAGCGGACATGAAACAGCAGATCAGCTTTGACCTGACGAACAGGCATTTCGAGGGCCTGTTGTCGCGAGCTGACAGCCCGGAGCGCGTGAAGGCCGTAGAGGCCGAACTGGCAAAGCCCGAGTGGACCAAGAGCATAACGGCCGAGAATTACGAAAGGCTGGTAAACAAGGTAAAGACGAAGAACACGGAAATCGCTGCGAAGTACAAGGCCGAAGCGACGTCGTCCGTGGCCGATCTGGCGTCGCGTGACGGCAACCCTACGAACCTTATCGACCCGCAGGATATCGCGTCGGCCGAGCAGAAAGTCATTCGCTCCGGCGACCCGGATTTGGCGCGGCGTTTCTATCAGATCAAGTCGCAGCAACAGACGTTCCGTGACGAGCGTGGCCTGTCCCCGACCGAGATAGCGGCGCGGCGGAACGCGGAGGCCATCGGCACCACGCCTGAAGTCCAAGACGCTCGGCGATACCTGCGGTCTACCCTCCCGACAGGGAAGAACGCGCGGGCCGTCGACGGGCTTTCGGACGACATGGCGCTTCGCCTCGGTCGGCTCTTTCAGGCCGCCCCGCCGGAAATCCGCGCCGGCCTCGGCGTCCTGTCCGGGTACAGGACCAACGAAGAGCAGCAGGCGCTGTTCAACGCCAGCGACGGCACGGGACATATGGTGGCCCGCCCCGGTAATTCGCAGCACGAGAAGGGCAACGCGGCGGACGTCATGTTCAACGGGCGTTCGCTGAAGCACGCCCCGGCAAATGTCGTTCAGTGGGTGCACGACAACGCCGGGCAGTACGGGCTCAATTTCCCGCTCTCGCACGAAAACTGGCATATCGAGACGGTCGAGGCGCGGGGCGGTAGCCCTGCGACACCCGGCACCGCATCGCAGGCGGCGGCCTATCGTAATCAGGCCCGCGACAAGCTGCTAGAGGAGCAGGCTAAGGCCCTCAAGACCGACATGATGACGTACGGCGAGAACGCCGGGACTGTCGTCGGGTTGGGTGCGCTCAACAGCCCGGAGGCGTTCGCCGAACGAGGCAAACAGGCGCTCAAGGTGGCCGACGTCTTCAACATCCCGCACGACGAAGCGACACCCTTGACTGCGGCGGAAGTCACGGACTACCAAAAGCGTGTTCGCGACGGCACATCCGACGATGTGCTTGGCGCCATCTCGGAGCTGCGGAGCCTCGGCGGCGACATGGCCCGCGCGGCGTTCAAACAGATCGGCAAAAACGATCCTGTGTTCGAACACGTCGCCGGGCTCGCGCAGGTTGACGGCGATACGGCCACCGACGTTGTCCGTGGCAGACAACGCGTCAAGGAAGACACGAAGATCGGTGGGGCCATCGACCACGCCACGGTTCTGTCGACGTTCGACACGCACGTTGGGGCCGCACTCAACGGTCTTGAGCCGCGCGTACGTGCCGCCGTTCGCGACGCAGCGTGGGCCTATTATGTCGAGACGTCCGCCCGGACAAACAACGCAGCCCTTACCAAGTTCGACAGTGTTGCGTATGGCAACGCGGTCAATAAGGTGCTCGGCGGTGAAGACGCCATCGCGAACATCAACGGCAGGCCGACAGTGCTCCCGCGTGGCGTGACGGCCAATCAGTTCGACACGGCGATTGACAACCTGACGTCTACCGATCTGGCTCGGCTTTCGGCGGACGGCGGGGCGCCCATGTACGCCGGGGGTGATCCTGTTCGTCCGCAGGATATCGCGTACAACGGGCGGTTTGTTGCTCGCGGGGCGAATGCCTACCTTGTCGACATGGGCGACGGCAAGTTCCTGCGTAGCAGCGCCAACCCGCGCGCATACTATACTTTCATCGCCACGCCGGAAGCGGTGAAGTCCATCGCCAGTCGCAGCGGCGGGCGGCGGACGTACGACGGCGGGAGCGCAGGCCAGTTCTACACGACGGATACCGGTTTCGGTAATCCTGTCGGCGGCGTGGTGGGCAACGGACAATGAGCTTTTTCGACGAAATCAATAGGGAGACGACGGCGCCGGGCAACTCCGCGTTTGCGGAGGGACCGCGTCTCGGTTTCCTCGGCGCCATGGAGGCGTCGTATAACGCACAGGCGTTGGCGAATTCGGCCCTCGGCATACAGAAGGCCATGACCGAGGAGTTCGACGCGGACTACCAGAAACTGCGCTCGCGTGGCGTCAAGGCCCCCGTGCTGCCGTTCGGCAATTCGTTGAACGAAGCGCGGTTTTTCTCGCCGGCAAATCAGGACACGCCCGGCGAATACACGGCCGACATGCAGGAGAACGATAAGTTCTGGTCGGAGGCGAAACAGAAGTACCCGGACCTGAACTTGCGCACGCCGTACGAGCGTTGGCAGGCAGTCCAGAAACGTGCGCAGGAGGCAGACCGTTTTTGGGAAAGCTCCAACACGACGTTCGGGGGCATGATCGGCGGGTTCATCGGCGGCGCGGCGGCCGGCATCAACCCGGAGGTGAACCCGATTAACTTCGCGGCGCTCCCCCTCGGCGGCGTGGGGGCGACGGCCGGCGCGCGTATCGCTTCGCAGGCGGCCGGGCAGGGTGGCGTCGAGTTGGTCAACCAGCTCACAGGGGTGCAGGAGCAACGCCGGCTTCTCGGGCTCGATTACGGCGCCAGTCAGGCGTTCCAGCAAGCCGCCGGGGCTGCGCTGGCGGGGGGCGTGTTCCAAGGCGTAGGGGAAGGGTTGGGCATTGCCGCCCGGAGGTGGTTCACCGCCGCCCCGCACGATCCTGCACCTCCCGTTCCAACGCAAACGCCAACCCCCGTTCAGCGCGGCGCCCTCGGTCCTGACGTGTATGGGCCGGGGCGTCCCGTCGACCTCAAGAACGACCTCGGGGAATTCCTCACCGCCGCCAAGGCCGAGGTGTACGGGCCGACGCGTGACGGCCACAAACGCACGATACTCGATATCGAAAACGTCACGTCGCAACTCGACGACTGGAAAGGCCCCGCGCCTTGGGAGGTGAAACCGCGCACCGATACGGCCCCCGCACCCGACGTCACGACGTTTACTTTCGGCAGGCCGTACAGCGCCGCCATACGCGCCGGCTCTGATATCGAGGGCGCGGCGCGGGCCGTAGACCCGGAAGCCTTCGCGAAAGTCGACAAGCTTGAAGCCGCCATGAACGACTTGCGCGCGCGCATGTCGGAGCCAATGGACGTCGTCGACAACGAAGTCAACGCGCAGATCGCGAGCGTCGAGGCTAGGTTGGCCGAACAACAGAACGGCCGCCCCGTCGTCAAGGGTAAGGCGCGCAAGCGCCTTGAGCGCGAATTGGAGGATTTGCGCACGACGGCGCGTGAAGCGGGCGGGACTGCCGGGACGACGCGCCCGGCCGACGTCGCCGCGCTCGACGCACGCAATGCTCCGATGCGGGAGGAGTTGATGCGGCTCGACGCGGAACTGCGCGACACGGTTCCGCTGGTCAACAGGGCCATGGCGCAGGCGGACAACGCGTGGGTGTCGCGCCCGAGCATTAACGCGGACACGCTGGCGTTCCTGCGCCGGGTGGAAGGGCGCTCGATCCCCTTCCGCACGGAAAGCCACCCCCTGCCGTTCGAATGGCTGGCCGAAAGCAAGCTCCAACCCATCGAGCCGGCCCCGCTCGCGCAAATTCCTGTGGATAACTTTTTGGCCGCGCGGCCCGACGTCAACCTCAAGCCCGGTTCGGACGTCGCGGACGTCATGAAAGCCGTGGCCGAGGCAGACGGAAAGCTTGTGCAGCCGGCGGTGGACAGCCTCGGGAGCCTCGCCCGTTCAGCGGTGAAGGTGGCCGAAGGCGGCGAGAAGACGGACGTCTTTGTCTTGCCCAACGGGCGGGAAATAAATATGTCCGAAAGAATTTTTGTCGACGACGCCGCAGGCGACGTCAAGGAAATGAGTGTCCGCGAATACCTGCAAGATATCGCGGACGACCATGAAGTCCTCGGAGCGGTGACGACATGCGGCAGAATTTCGTAAACTGCATACGGATGCAGTTGCAGGACGCCCGTTTCGGCAAGAAACGGCAGGAGGAAGTCATTGACCGGTTTAACGGTCTGGCGGACTTCTACAGGGCGCAGGGCAACCCCGACCCGGACCTGACGGCCATGTCGCAGGTGTTCGCGGAACTGTCACTGCGGCAGTCGGAGAAAGACAAACGCGCGCTGTTCGATCTGGTCAAGACGCTGGAGCGTCGCGACCGTATGGACCAATTCGCGAAGAACAACGCCGTGCTTGGCCCGACCAACGAAGACGCGAACCCGGCCTACGCGGCCATGGGCGTTCTGGCTGCGGACCCTCGGTCCGGCGGCGTGGCGTACACGACGCTGTACGAGGTGAACAAAGGCCGGCTTTGGGCCGCCATGGGCGACAGTCTGCGGAACATCCGCAGAGGCTTCATGGGCACGCAGAAGGGCGCGGCGCATCTCCCCAACGTTGTCCGTGAAGTGTTCGGCGAGGATACCGGCGACGCTATCGCACGGGACATGGCGAAGTCGTGGGTTAAGACGACAGATGCCGCCGTCGACCTGTTCAACTCTGTCGGCGGTTCGCTCAACAAACTGTCGGGCTACCATTTCCCCCAGCGCCAGAACGTCGCGAAGATGGTGCAGGACAAGGCGGGTTGGTTCAAGTTCATGAATGACGCCGTGGACTGGTCGGCGATGCATCACCCGAACGGCGCGCCTATATTGGCGAGTGAACGCCAAGGCGTGCTGGACTACGCGTATCGTACGCTCACGACGAATGGCGTCAGCAAGCTCGATCCGAGCGCGTTCGGGGGCAACGGCAAGGCGCTCGGCAACGCGCTGGAGGCACATCGGTTCTTCGTCTACAAAGACGCCAACGCGTGGCTGGAGATGCACAACCGATACGGCGACGGGAACGTGTTCGACGTCATGGCGTCGTACATCGACACCATGGCGCATCGTACTGCGCTGGTGCAGATGTTCGGGTCTAACCCCTCCACCGGCATCAATCACATGCGGGCGCTTGCGCTCAAGGCCGGCGCCGACGCAGGTCCAGTAGTTCTCGCGAAAACGGAAGAGCTGCTTAAGAACAAGTTCGACCCTATGTCGGACTACGTCATGCGCCGCAATCCCATGGCGTCCAACAGCGTCGGCGGGAACTTGGTGTTGTCGGTCGCGAATACGCTGGTGTCGGCGCAGCTCGGCTCCGCTTCGCTCCTCGCGATACCCGGCGACATAGCGACAGCGCTCTCTGTCCGCATGCTGAACGGCATGGGCGGCAATCCGTTCCCCTCGGTCGGGCACTACCTCAAGACGTTCTTGGCGCCGGCCGCGTCCGATCAGGCACGTATCGCGCAACAGTCCGGGTTCGTGTTCGATCAAGTCGTGTCGCATGTGTACTCCATGCAGCGTTTCAGCGGGACGGCTACGTACGGCCCGCACGTCACGCAAGTGCTGTCCGAAAGCATCCTGCGCGCCGCAGGGTTGTCCGGGCATACCACGGCGGCGCGGTGGGCGGCGCATACTGAGTTCATGGGGCTCATGGCGCGGTCCGTCGACACGACGTTCGACAACCTCCCGTTCGCCGGCATGATGCAGCGATACGGTATCGGCGCGCAGGAGTGGGACGCGTTCCGGGCCATCGGCCGGCATACGCAAGACGGCGTGGACTTCCTGCGCCCCATCGACTTGCTCGACACGAAGTTGAAGAACAAAGAGGAGCTGTTCAATAAGTTTCAGAGCATGATCGCGCAGGAGGCCGCGTACATGGTGCCAGAAGGGACCATCGAGGGGTCCGTGGCGCTGAAGAACGTCACGCGCCCCGACACACTGGCAGGGGCGATACTGCATTCGTTCTCCATGTACAAGAATTTCCCCGTATCCATGATGATGACGTACGGACGTCTCGCCATGGCGAACCCGGACCGCGCCGGGCGCCTCGGGTTCATCGCCGGGTTGGCCGCGTCCATGACGCTCATGGGCGCCCTCGGTTTGCAGATGCGCGAATTGTCAAAAGGGCGTACACCTTTGCCCATGGACAATATGTCTTTCGTCGGCAACGCGATGCTGTCGGGGGGCGCGTTGTCCATATGGGGCGACTTCCTGTTTTCGGGCGTAAACCGCTTCGGCGGGGGCGCCGTGGATACAGCGGCCGGCCCGCTCGCACAGTTCACGTCAGACGTAACGAACCTTGCATTCGGGGGGCCGTTCGCGTGGGCCTCACTGGCAGACGAGAAGATCAACATCGGCGCCCGGTCGGTGCAGTTCGCCAAGAGGTACACGCCGGGGACGTCCGTTTGGTGGGCTAGGTTGGCGCTTGAAAGGTATCTGTGGGACGCGCTGGACGAACTGGCAGACCCGAAGGTGTACCAGCGGCGCAACAGGGCGGCACGGAAGACGGAAGAGGCAAAGGGCAATTCGTATTGGCTCGCCCCCGGCACCCGGCCGGGCGCGCCGTACTAGGAGGCGGGCATGGCAGTCAGCACGACACTTGTCGAGCAGCGGTATACCGACGTCGAGGCCAACGACGTTCTTTCGTTCAACGGTACGGCCAAGTCCGAGAACGATATCAAGCTGCGCTACGGCAACGCGTACATGGACGCGATCCCCGGCACGGACTACACTGTAGCGTTCGTGTCGGAGACGGACGGTTTCACCGCCGTTACGGTCAAAGCGTCCCTCATCGCGAAGATCAATCAGCTTATCTCGCTGTACCCGGACAGCGAGACGAACGTCGTGTTCATCCGGCGGCAGACGCCGAATACTTCGGACATTACGCCGACAGACGCCAACGTTCGCACGCGCATCGTCGAGGGTTTCGACCGCGCGGTGCTGCGGACGCAGGAAATCGCCGAGCTTGCCGGCCGGGCCGTGACGTTCCCCTACGGCGAGGCGGGCTTTCGCCTTCCCGAAATCAGCGCCCGCGCCGGGAAGATCATGGCGTTCGACAACGTCGGCTCCCCGTACATGGTGGACAAGCCGAAGGATGGGGCGACGGGGCCGCAGGGGCCGGAAGGGCCGCAGGGTCCGCAGGGCATTCAGGGGCCGGAAGGGCCGCAGGGTCCGCAGGGGGTGCAGGGCGTCAAAGGTGATACGGGCGCCACGGGGGCGGAGGGTCCGCAGGGGGCCACGGGGGCGCAAGGCCCGGCCGGTGGTGGCGTCACGATCAAGGGGACCGTCGCCACCTCGGGCAGTCTCCCGGCCTCGGGGAACACAAATGGCGACGCGTACGTTGTGTCGGGCACCGGCCATCTTTGGGTGTGGGGCGGGTCGTGGACTGACGTCGGCGCCTTCCAAGGACCGGCCGGGCCGACAGGGCCGCAGGGATCGGCAGGGCCGCAGGGTATTCAGGGTATTCAGGGTCCGCAGGGGGTGCAGGGCGTCAAAGGCGATACGGGCAACACGGGCGCCGTCGGACCCGGCGTTCCCACGGGTGGGACGACAGGCCAGATCGTCACGAAGAAGAGCGGCACCAACTACGACACCGAGTGGAAAGGTATCGTCGACACGTTCGTGTTGACGCTTTGCGGCGAGGCTTCCGCCCCTGACGTCGGCGTCGGCAAGGCGTCTTTCCGCGCCCCGTTCGCGTACAAGGATCTTCGCTTCCGTGCGTCGGCGGCGGTGGCCCAAACGTCGGGGAACCGTATTCAGATCAACGTCAGGAAGGCCGGCGTCGTCATAAGCAGTACCCCGCTGTCTCTCGACAACGGCGAGAAAACTTCTGTTGACTCCAGCGTCCCGTACGTACTGACTTCGTGGTCGTGTGCCGATGACGAAGAATATTCGTTCGACGTCGCCCAAGTCGGCGACGGAACAGCTCGGGGGCTGAAAGTCACGTTCATTGCGGAGCGTTCGTGATGCCCGTAGTCGACGCATACAACCCGCACCCCGCCGGTGTTTCATCGGTCATGCGACTGGCGGACATCATGTCCGGCTTGTCGCTGTATCCGTCCCTCGTGCTCGACGCGGGGGACGCCGCGTCTTTCGACGGAACGTCTCAGTTGTGGGCCGATACGTCCGGGGCGAACAACGGTTTTTACCGGGGGGCGGGTTCCGCCGTCCAGTCGGTCGACCCAACGTTTGTCGGTACGGCCGGCTCGCTCGACGGAAATACATACTTCAGCTTTGACGGCGCGGACTATTTCCGCGAGTCTTTCAGTACCATGGACTTCGCGAGCAACTGGCACTGCGACGGCGCGCAGTGGACTTTCTCGGTGCTCGCCCGTCTGCCCGCCGCCGGAGTATTCGGCTTCGGCCTTTTCTCTTGGGGCGACAACCCCGGAGGACATATCGCAATCGGTGCGGCGTCGGCCCTGTACTTGCGGCGCCGAAACGCTAGCGGGACGTCGTCCGACGCCGTTGGTTCGGCGGCGTATACGCCCAACGCTTGGACACTGTTCACGGTCGTCTGCGACGAACCGGCGAACAAGGTCCGTTTCTACCTGAACAAATCGTACGAAGAAGTTGCTTGGACGTCTGGCTTGACGTCC